AGCCTACAAGCTTTCAAGTGGATGGACGTACCAATTACCGAACAATGGCAGACAATTAGTCCTACTTTGGACTGGTTAAACGCTATACTAGTTTCTTGATAAGGAGCACAAATGGCTAACCCAACTACTAACTATTCCTTTGCTATGCCTACGAATAGTGATTTAGTAAAAGATTTACCTGCGGACTTTGAGGTCTTTGGTCAAGCTGTAGACACTCAGATGAAAACTAATGCTGACGCTGCTACACAGAAGGCAACCCTTACAACTAAAGGTGACATATATGCCGCAACTGGCGCATCTACACCTGCGCGTTTAGGCGTTGGAGCAAATGATACAGTATTGGTTGCCGATTCATCAACTGCAACAGGTTTAAAGTGGGCACTTCCAGCAAGCGGTGGAATGACTTTAATTAGCACAACTACTTTAAGCGGTGCAACAACAACTCTTTCAAGTATTCCACAAACTTACAATTCTCTTTTTTTAATTGTTACTAGAGTGACGGCAAATACAAATGATGACCGCCTTAGAGTTTTGCCAAACAATGTTAATAATTTAATGGAATACCAAGCGTTAAATAACGGAACTGCTTACTCTCTTTCAAATAGTCCAATTAGATTAACTGAAGAAAATCATCAAAGAACTAACGCCAATAATTCGTGGGCTTTAAAAATAGATAACTACACATCAAGCAATTCTTTTAAGCCCGTCAATTTTTACGGATTTTATAGAAATACAGCAGGTTCAACTAGAAGTATTAACGCTGGTGGTGCTTTTATTTCTGATACTGCAATTACTTCTTTAGTTTTTGATTATGGCGGTACAAATACATTTGCTGGTGGAACAGTCCTACTTTACGGAGTTAAATAATGCCTAAATCAACAACACGCCCAATGGTGCGAATCCATAACATCGAAACCAATGAAGTAGTTGACCGCGAAATGAATGATAACGAGTTTGCTCAAATGCAATCAGAGCAAGCAATTCAAGAAGCAGCCGAAGCAGCAAAAGCAAAAGCCGAAACGGATAAGGCTGCGCTATTGGCTCGACTCGGTTTAACCGAGGATGAACTTAAAACAATTCTTGGATAATGAAGCCAAAGTTATCTAAGTCTGTTATTGCGTTAAGAGAAGCCATTGACGATAGCTTCCCTTCTCGTTCTAGAGTTTCAGATGGGACGATTGGTGACTCTAAGCACCAGAAGCGCGGTTCTAAGTCTGACCACAATCCAGATGCTCAAGGCTGGGTACGTGCCTTTGACTGTACAGCTCGACTTGACCACAATCCAGAAACCATGTCCGACTTGGTTAATCAGCTACGTCAAGTGGCAAAGCGAGACGGACGATTGGCTTACATAATTTACCAAGGCAAAATCTGTTCACCTATCCTTAATTGGAAATGGAGAAATTACAAGGGAGCATCACCGCATAACCACCACGCACATTTTTCTATGAAGAAAAGTGCAGACATGGATACGCGGTCTTTTCATATCGTCCCACTACTAGGAGCTGAATAAATGAATATGAAGAACCCTTTAATCCTAACAGCCGGAGCTTTTCTTTCAGCTTGGGCTGCGTCAAATTTTGACGTTGATTACCGCGCTATCTTGTGGGCGGTCTTAGCTGGCGTCTTTGGGTATGCCACACCTAAAAAGTAATGAGTCCCCAAGACTGGGCGGCTGTTGTAGCTGTTGCGCTGACCGTTATTGGTTCATTTATTGGCTTGGTGCGATGGTTAGTAAAGCACTACCTAATGGAATTAAAACCAAATAGCGGCTCAAGTATGCGTGACGAAATTAACGAGCTACGCGGCGTGGTAAACACAATTCTCAGGCTTTTGGAGAAACAATAGTTTCTGACAAAGGGAGAGCGGCATGACTACACTTGCGGCAATTCAAGGTAATGGCTGGGCTGTTATCGGCTCAGACAGCCTTTCTACAGATGATGCTGGCAGACCCATACAAATGGCTACGCCAAAAATTGTACAAAATGGTTCTTATCTAATCGCCGGCGCTGGTTCAGTACGTGGCTGTAACATCTTGCAATATGGCTGGACGCCACCAAAGCCGCGTGGTGACTTAGACAAATTCATGACCAAGACTTTTATACCAGCTATGCGTAAAGCTTTTTTAGAAGCCGGTTATGACATGAAACAAGATAGCTCAGAAGCTTTACATGACTCTGAGTTTCTTGTAATTGTTCATGGGGTTATCTATCCCATATTTGAAGATTACAGCTGGGAGCGTTCAACAGAAGCTTTTTATGTTTCAGGCTCAGGCGGTGCATTTGCGCTGGGAGCTTTAAAAGCTTTACAGCTTGACATTCAATCAGAGTGGGAAGCTAGACAAGCTATAGAAAAGTCAATCCAAATTGCCATCAGCTGCGACACAGCAAGCGGTGGCTCTATTTATTTGGCTAGCCAAAAGGGGTACAAGTGAAACAAAGATTTCTTTGTGTGAGTGACCTTCAAGTCCCTTACCATTCAGAAGCGGCTGTGAAGTCGATTATGGCTTTGGTTAGACGTGAGAAATTTGACCGCGTGTTGGTGGTTGGTGACGAGCTAGATTTTCAGTCACAAAGTAAGTACGCCAAAGGCACACACCTTGAATATGAGGGTCAGCTAGATGCAGACCGTAAAACGTGCCAGAACATTCTTTGGGAGCTTGGCGGCGCGTGGGGTATTCCAATGGATATAACGCGCAGTAATCATACGGATAGGCTTTATCACACGCTGCTACGGGGAGCGCCTTCTTTAATCGGATTACCAGAGCTTGACTATGCCAAGTTTATGGAATTCGACACTATGGGTATCCGCTTCCACAAAAAGCCTTTTGAGTTTCTCAAGGATTGGGTCTTGGTTCATGGGGATGAAGGCAGCTTGAACCAGAACCCCGGGGGTACGGCAATCGGACTTGCAAAGAAATTTGGTAAATCCGTTTTGTGTGGGCATACGCATAGGCTGGGTCTACAAGCGTACTCAGAAGGCATACGAGGCGATTACAGGACTATATGGGGCTTTGAAGTAGGAAATCTCATGGACAAGCGCAAAGCGTCTTATTTGAAGGCTGGAGCGGCTAATTGGCAAATGGGCTTTGGCATTATAGAAGTCAATGAAAAAAACGTCACAGCTATCCCTGTACCGGTGAATAAGGATGGGTCTTTCACCATATACGGGAAAAGATACGGGTCTTAAACGTTATCAAAACGTTATCAAAATTAACTTGACTTGGGCTCTGGTTCTGGTTCACTTAGCTTAACCAATCAGAACGGGAGCTCTGAAATGCTAACTCTAATCAAAAACGAAACACAGGCTGTAGCTCATAGCTACATCTTAAAAGGCTGGTGGGTCATGCCCGTTATGCCAAACGACAAAGAACCACATTTTGACTTAATTAAACGCGCTCATCTAGACGCTACAAACGATACACAAACCCTTGACTACTGGTTTCGTAAAGACCCAGAAATGAACATAGGAATTAACTGCCAACAGTCTGGTTTAGTTGTATTAGATATTGACTATCGTAATGGTGGGCGTTTTGAAAATTATATGTTAGACACGTTTACAGTAGCTACTGGTGACGGTCTACATCTGTACTATCGGGCAAAACAAGGAGCTTTATATCGCGGAAAACTAGGTGAAGGTGTGGACATAAAGCACAAAGGCTTTGTGGTAGCAGCTCCATCCATGCACAGTAACGGGAAGCAATATGAAGTAATTCATAACATTGAACCAAAACCACTTAACAAAGAACTAAGGGAGATGATTACAAAATGAATAGCTATGACATATTACAAATAGTTGCAGTATGCGCAGCTTTGATAGCTAGCTTTAATTGGGGCTATCAGCTAGGACATCAGGACGGAAAGATAGAAGGACGCAAAGCTGTTAGAAAGTTTTACGAGCAGGTGGGTAAGTGAAAGCTGATGAACTATTACAAGAAGCCGCTGAAACAATTAGGGAGCGTGGGCTCAAGTACGGCACACCAGCTGTCAATCACCTTCGCATCAGTAAGCTTTGGTCAGCTTACCTTGAGCGAAACATTGAACCCCACGAAGTCGCAATCTGTATGGCGCTTGTCAAAATCTCACGCATACAAGAGTCATACCAACACAGGGACAGCTACCTTGACTGCGCAAGCTATGTGTCAATCGCTGGACAAATTGCTACAACTGATTGGTCAGACCTTGACAGTTATTAAATCACCTAAAGGAGTTTGGTGTGATTACTGCAAGCTGCGCTGGGGTTCAGAGCGTAGACACATTGACGGTCATGGCACAGTACCAAGAGACTCTGATTACACAGTAGTAAGTCAACATCCAAAGTCAAAAGGCATAAACCGGCATTATTGCCGGCATTGTGCGGCAGAAGTATCTCAATGGACAAACGGAGAAGTCTGGACAATCGCTGAACAGGCTCAACAAATGATAAAGCAATTGGAGATTGAACATGGCTCAATTTAATTTAGAAAACTACTCTGACGTCAATGAGCGTATTCCCCAATACCATGAGAAATATGAAGATTTTAGGATGGACTCAGATTTTGGTATTTACTCAGACCCAAAGACCGGTAAGCAAATGTGGTGGGTAAAGGTTTATCTCTATCGTACTTTTGCTGATGCTGTACCTTTTACAACAGGACTTGCAGCTGAAGATTTTACAAAACCTTTTGGGCTTGAACTAGCAGAAACATCAGCTTATGGAAGAGCTTTAGCCAATGGCGGTTGGACTGCTAAAAAGGACGGCACAAAAGCGCCTAGGGCTTCAAGACAAGAGATGGAGCGTGTTAATTCAATTCAGGTTGAAAACCCTTCTGACCCTTGGACTATAAAAACAATAGACGCACCAAAGCCAGCTTCAGATGCAGCTTTAGACTTACTGAATAAACAGCTCGGTGCAGAAGTAGTTGAACAAGCTCCAAGCTGTAGGCATGGCGTTATGCAGCTGTTAGAAGGCACTTCTAGTAAGACGGGAAAGCCATACAAAGGCTACAAATGTACAGCTAACATCCAACCAAATGGGGCTGGATTATGCGACACTATATGGTATGAACTAGCTCCTAATGGGAGCTGGAGACCACAAAAGCCGAAAGGTAAATGATGGGTAATTTAGTCTTTTTCCATCCTGATGGTACAGCTGAGATATTGCCAGCTAATAGACCGGTTGAAGCTCCAGAACCAATTACAATTCATTGTGATTTGTGTAATGAACCTTTAGCTATTACACCTGCCGCAGATGACGCAGTTTACATCCGTTGCATGAAATGTATGACGGTCAATGGCAAACCACAGACGCAATAGGGGTTTAGCTACAGAGCGTTTAGTAAGCAACTATTTGAGGGAGTGGTTTCCTTACGCTACTGTAAGTAGAGGTGCAGACCCGTCTGGTGACATAGTTAATCTTCCTATAGACGTGGAAGTTAAAAGTGTCGCTAAATTCGCACCGCTGGCGTGGCTGCGCCAAAGTAGAGCTAGAACTACTAATAGTGGGAAACTTGGGGTAGTAGTCCTACGCTGTAATGGACAAGCGACAAAAGTGTCTGAGTATGCGGCACTAATGCCATTTTCTACTTTGGTTCAGCTATTGCTAGAAGCTGGTTACGATAAAATACCTTTAGAGCTAAATCCAATCCGTTGTAACCAATGTGGTGGATGGATGATTGAAAAAATGGAGTGTAAAACCTGTGCCAATGTATGAATACCGTTGCCCGATATGTAATAACCAGATGGAATTAGAGCTTTCAATGGAGCATGATTTAGTACGCTGTAATGACTGTAATGCGCTAGCTAATCGTATCTATTCAGCTCCGGGTATCGTATTCAAAGGTAAAGGCTTCTATAAAACAGGGGGCTAAGACACGCCTTCTGACCTGCGGTTTTAATCAAATGTTAGGAGTGTCATGCTAGGCTACAGCTTAAAGCTAGAACGCATCAGGCGTTCACAGCGAGCCGCGCTGCGGTTAGCTCGCTGGGTAGCAGGGCTGATTGGGATAGCTATAGCCTTTGCGGCTACTGCTCACGCGCCTTATGCACATGATTTAACACCACAAGAGTATGCAAGAACCTTATTATCAACTAAGAATTACAAATGTATAAGTAAGCTTTATGGAAAAGAAAGCGCTTGGAGACATGACGCTGTAGGTAACTTAGACGGTAAACAAAAAGCTTATGGAATACCGCAAATAAAGAACGACATAATAAAGGATAAGAGTCCACTATCTCAGGTAGACTATGGATTAAAGTACCTGTCTAGTAGATATGGATTAACAGCTGATGGTGAACCAGATGCGTGTGCAGCTTGGGCTCACTTCCAGCGTAAGGGTTGGCATTGAGTAGCTTAAAGAACACAGGCTCTACTACTAAATGGAGAAAGATTAGAGCTGCCATACTTAAAAGAGATATGGAAATGTGTCAATTGTGTGGAGCAAGAGCGACCCACGTTGACCACATAATCCCTAGACGTTTAATGCAGGGTCAAGCGGCTGACCATCCTGATAATTTGCAAAGTCTTTGTAAAATGTGCAATTTATCTAAAGGGGGTGGCTTTTTTGATAAGGCTAAGAACAC